CTACGAAGCCGAACGTTCGAGGGAATCGCCGCCGCGATGGCGGACCAGTGGGGCAAACTCTAGGCGCAGAGCAGAACAACCAACGAAGGAAGGGAAAACATGACGAGACGCATACCGGCAAACTCAATCGCAACCTATGGCGCAGAACAAATCGGGAACGCGGTTGTCCTCACGCAGGTCGAGGCGCGGCGATTCCTTGACGCGGTGTTCGCAGCCGTCGGCGGGCATCTTCGCGACCACGGCGAGGTGACGATTCCGGAGTTCGGCAAGTTCACCGTTCGCGTGCGGAAGGCCCGCGCCATTCGTCACCCGAAGACGCGCGAGCCCGTCGCTCTGCCCGCGAACGTCGAGGTCCGGTTCTCGGCGGCGGCCGACCTGACCGCGCGGCTCTCGTCCTGGCTCACGAAGGACGGTGCGCGATGAAGCCGGTCAAGTGGTATCAGACCGCGAGCTTCGCGCGGCTCGGCGACCTGCAGCTAGAGGTCGAGCAGAAACAGATCGGCGAGTGGGCGTGGCACGTTTGGAACACGGTGGGCCAACAGCCGACGCTCGGGCGAGGTGTCTCGAAGTCTCAGACGGGCGCAAGGGCCGCGGCGCTTCGGCTCGTGCGTAAAGCCGTCGGCGAGGTGCCGCGATGATCCGCGTTCTCGGCGTCGACTCCTCGCTCGCGAACTTCGGTTTCGCTCTCGTCGAGTTCGGCGTGACAGGCTTCGACGTTACGGCTGTGAGTCTCGAAGCGAGCGGGCACTTGGTCCCCGTCCGCTGTCGCCTCGTGGTCCACACGACGAAGGGCGACGACGTGAGCGCGCTCCTTCGGGAGCACTACCGCGTCACCTGTGGGCTTGCCGGCGGTGGCGTGCCGGTCGACATGATCGGCGTCGAGGCGCAGGCGTACATCCCGGGCAAGATGCGCTGGTCAACCATCGCCGCGCTCGGTCGCGCGCGTCAGGTTGTCGACGACGTCGGCGCCGTCGTTCGTGTGCCTGTCGTCGAGGTTCCGGCCGCAGAGGTCGGACGCCGCGCCGTCAACCGGCCTGGCAAGGCGTCGAAGGCCGAACGCGTCACCGCCCTTCGAGAGCGGTACCAGTGCTTCGCCGACGCGTTGCGCGACATTCCGCGCGAGTCGCTTCACGAGCACGCCGCCGACGCGTTCGCCGTTGCCCTCGCTGTCGCCGCGAGGTCGAAGCCGTGAGCGATACCCACTGCCCGAAGTGCAACGGCAAGCGCGGCTTCTGTTCGAAGTGCGGCAAGCCTCGACGTCGACGTAGCGGGCGCGATCTCGGCGTCGGGTGTTGCCCTTACGCGCGCGTCACCCCATGCCGCGGTCACGTCGAGACAACGCACGCGTGCGACGTGTGCCTCGCGTCGATGGGCGAGGTCAGGCCGATGCACTGGCGCGAAAGCCTCTACGCGTGCGAGCCCTGTCAGAAGGCGTGGAAGGACTGGCAAGCGACGCTTGCCGACCGGTTCATCGAAGACAGGCAAGCCGCGCGAAGGGAGGGCCCGTGACGCTCGACGATCACCTGCGCAGGCTGTGGTGCCGATGGTTCGGGCACGACTGGCAACGATGGCTCCCGCGCGAAGACGAGCCGGTCGCCGTGCTGTTCCGAGAGTTCGTCATGTGCCGGCGTTGCGGGAAGCTCGACCGGTGAGGTAGGAAGTTCCACGCAGGACAACGAAGGAAGGGCAGAACATGGGAGAGAAGAAACCAGCCGAGCCGATGGGGCTCGCGGTCATGCGGGAGCGGTTCAAGTACGCCGCGACGTCTCAGTGCGTGAACTGGGAACCGAGCGACGTCGCCGATATGGCGCTCACACTCGAAGCGCTCGCCGAGGTCTTCGAGGCAGCCACGGCGGACCATCGAGTTCCGTCATACGGAACCGCGCGCGAGGTTCGCGCGAACGCCATCGGTCAAGCCGTCCTGCGGGTGCGCCGGTGAGCGCGTTCAAGTTCGCCGAGGGTACGTCGGTGTCGGTCGTGAAGTCGCAAGGCGAGATCTCCGCGATGCTCAGTCGCGCGGGTGCTCACCCTGTCGGCTTCCAGTTCCACGACGATCACGCCGTCGTCGCGTTCACGCTCACCACCGGCGCGCGTCCCCTGCCCGACAGGAAGACGCACGTCATGATGCGGCTCACCCTGCCCGCGCGCGCACAGTTCGCGAAGCGGAAGAAGCGCGGCTACGACGTCGCGTGTACGGCCGACGAGCAAGCGAAGTTGTGGGAGCAGGCGTGCCGCGAGCGATGGCGCGGCCTGGCGCTCACCCTGAAAGCGAAACTGGTGAGCGTCGACGCCGGGATCGAGACCGTCGAGGAGGCGTTCCTCGCGCACATGGTCGTCAACGATGGCGGCAAGTCGAAGCGGTTCTCGGAGGTCATCATCAATCAAATGATCGCCCACCAAAACAGCGGCGGTCGGCTCATGCTCGGGGCCGGCTCATGACGACGCGCGTTCACCAGGTGTCGCCGGTCGACGTTCGCCTCAAGGTCGACGCGCCGAAGCGAAAGCCGGGCGGTCGGCTCGAAGCTCTCACCGCCGACACCGTGCGGTCGATTCGAAAGGCGAGCGCGCTCGGGCTCACGCACCGTGAGATCGCCGCGCAACTCGGGATCTCCAAGACGGTGATCTCGAACGTCGTCACCCGTCGGCGTTACTCGGAGGTCGAATGACGACGCGCACCCGGCGGCACAACCTGAAGAAGCTCACCGCGACAGGCAACGTCGAACGCACGACGCCGCTCGACGTCTTCGCCTGGCTCTCGGCTCAGTTCGGCTTCGACGTCGACCTCGCATCGACGCACGAGAACGCGCTCTGTCGCCGGCACTTCACGAAGGAGGACAACGGGCTTGCGCAGTCGTGGCACGGGTTGCGCTCGTTCCTGAACCCGCCATTCGGCAAGACGATCGGCGAGTGGGTCGCGAAAGCCCGCGTGACGTGCGTCGAGGATCCAACGTCGCTCGTCGTGTGCGTTCTGCCCGCGCGCGTCGATGCGGAGTGGTGGCGGCAGAACGTTCAGGGGATTGGAATCAACGTCACCCGAACGGAGCCGCGCGCCGTCATCACCCGGCAAGGCGTGCTCGTGATGATCTGGCCGATGGTGCGCGTTCACCTGTGGCACTTTGGCGAGCGCGTGAAGTTCGACGGGCTCAAGACCGGCGCGCCGTTTCCGACCTCGGTCGTCGTGTTCTCGGGCCCGCAAGCCTCGCGGCCCTTGCCATACGCCGGCACGCTCGACCGGCCGTCGTTCGGCGAGGTGTGGCTGTGATCTCCGGGGGCGTTGTCTTCGCGTCGGTGCTCATCTTCGTGGTGGGCTTCTTCGCTGGCGTGCTTGTTCACATGGCCGGCGATGGCACCACGCGCCGGTGGCTGGAGTTGCGCCACGAGCTACGGTTGAAGGTGCTCGAACAGCGCGAACGCTGGCTCGACAAGGAAGCGGGGAAGCCATGACGGCGCCGCGGATTCTGACCGTCGCCGAGGTTCAACAGTGGGCGGCGGCCGTTCGTGCAGGCTCACCCGTCGGCGCCGTGCCTCAAGAGGTGATCGTCTGGTTTGAGAACGTCGTCGCGACCGCTCTCGCCGGCGCTGTCGATCGCAAGCGCGAAGACGTCGAAGCCATCGAACGCGAGGCGGCGAGCGTCGCGCGGTTCCTTCTCGACCAGGCGCGGCGATGAACCCGAAGCGCATCGTGTGTTCGAACCCATGGACCGCGCGGTTCGCCTCGGTCGTGACGATCGTCGGACCGAAGGCCGACCGGTTCCGCTCCTACGTCTTCGTTCACGACGGCGAGCACACCGCGAAGCCGCGGCCCTCACTCCATCGCCTCTTCGGTTGACGGGTGGCGTCGTGCGTGTGACTCATCACCTCAGCGGCGCGGGTAGTCCCTTCCTCCTCGCGTTGTGCGGCGGCCTCGTGCGTTCCCATCGGAGCGTGCGAGGCCGTCGTCTTTCGGTGTACGGTCGACCGCATGAGGCAACGAAGGAAGGGCCCACCGTCGAAGCTCGACCGCGGCTTGATCGCCCGAGTCGCGCGTCACATTGCGAGCGGCGCGCAGGTCGACGAGGCGGCGGCGGCCGTCGGTGTGTCGCGCGCCTCGCTTCAACAGTGGATGGTGAAGGGGCGCGTGCCCGGCGACACGCTCGAACGGTTGCTCGTCGAGGCGGTCGACCAGGCCCAAGGCGTTCACGCCTCGAAGATGCACGGGACGATCAGCCGCGCGGCTCGGAAGCAATGGAAGGCCGCCGAGGCGTCGCTCAAGCTCTCGAACTCCAGCCGCTACGGGCAAGGCCGGATCGAGTTCACCGTCTCGGTTCAACTGCAGGCCGCCATCGGAAAGCTACGAGAGGAGTTCGCGCATGAGCCAGCAACGTTCGAGCGCATCCTCGCGTGTCTCGCTGGAGAGTCTGGCGGGCTCGGAGCTTCGAGCTATCCGACGGGCCCGAGCGGCGGCGCAGGTGCGGAAGATGGCGCCGTTGATCCCGCATCGGCCAACGGATCCCCAGTGGGAATTCCTCGCCCTCAGTTGTGAAGAGGCGTTCTTCGGCGGCGCGGCCGGCGGCGGCAAGTCCGACGCGTTGATCATGGCGGCGGCGCAGTACCTCGACGTGCCCGGCTACGCGTCGGCGATCTTCCGACAGACGAAGGTCGAGCACGAGTCACCCGAGGCCCCGCTCGCTCGCGCGCGCCACTGGTTCGCGCCGGCGATCGCCGCGGGCATGGCGCGATGGAACGAGAAGGCGTCGAGCTTCTTCTTCTTCACCGGCGAGGGGAAGGAACCGAGCGTCATGCACTTCGGTTACCTCGATTCGACCGAGTCGAGCCGAGCCCGCTACGTCGGCGCGGCGTTCCAGTTCATCGGCGTCGACGAGCTTCCCTTCTGGAGAGAGGGCACCTATCGGTGGCTGTTCTCGCGGTGTCGCGGCCCGAAGTCCTGGCGCGGCGTCGTGCCGAACCGCATGAGGGCGACCGGCAACCCCGGCGGGCCCGGTCACCGATGGGTGAAGGCGCGCTTCGTCGAGCACGCTCGACACGTTGGCCGCGGCTCCGACCTGCGCGAAGACCTCGACGCCCGTCGTCGTGCGGGCGCGATGCTCCCGGCTCCGCGCGTGTACATGTCGCCGCCATCGGCCGACGCGGTAGCGCTCGCGAACGAATACGGCGGCACACCCCAGGGCGCCTACATGGTGCCGGCGTTCGCGACGGACAATCCCTATCTCGACCTGCGCGACTACCGCTCGAAGCTCTCGAAGCTCTCGGCAGTCGAGCGCGAGTGGCTCGAATGGGGCAACTGGGACGCCGAGCCGGTCGGCGCGTTCTTCCGTCGCGACCAGTTCGAGATCGTCGACGCGTTGCCCGCGGTGAACCGATGGGTTCGCGGGTGGGATTTCGCCGCGACCGAGGTGAAGCCGGGCACCGATCCAGACTTCACCGCCGGCGTGAAGATCGGGAAGTGGCGCGCGCCCGAGTCGCCGGCTCAGTCGTTCCGCTTGCTCGTCTCGAACGTCGTGCGGTTCCGCGAGGAGCCAGGGCCGACGACGCGGCGCACCGTGGCGACCGTCGAGGCCGACGGGCGCGACACCTTGCAGGTTCTCGAACAGGAAGGCGGGAGCGCCGGCAAGCGCGACGCCTCGTCATGGGCGACCGGCGCCCTCTTTGGTCACCGTATCGAGTTCGAGCGGCGCACCGGTAACAAGGCCACCTACCTGAAGCCGATCAGCACGCTCGCCGAGTTCTCGCGGATCATCGTTCTGCGCGGCCCGTGGAACGACGAGTTTATCGACGAGCTTTGTTCGTTCCCCATCGGGCACGACGACCAGTGCGACGGGCTCTCGACGGCGTATACACGCGTCGGGAAATCGGAGATCTTCCTCGTATGAGAGACACCGCCGCGGAGCTTCAGGAAGTGCAGGCCGGCACCCGTCGATGGTGCATCGTCGAAGGCGACGCGCTCGAAGGGTTGCGGCTCCTCGACGACAACTCGATCGGCGCGCTCATCACAGATCCGCCCTACTCGACCGGCGGCATGATGCGGGGCGACCGGAGCATCGGCACGAATGAGAAGTACTCGAAGGCGGTCGACCAGAAGCAAGTCGACTTCTCGGGAGACAACCGCGACCAGCGCTCGTTCGAGTATTGGTGCGTGCTCTGGTTGAGCGAGGCTCGACGAGCGGCGAAGGCCGGCGCGCCGATCGTTCAGTTCACCGACTGGCGCCAGCTACCCGTGACGAGCGACGCGGTTCAGGCCGGCGGGTGGGTCTGGCGCGGCGTCGGCGTGTGGAGCAAGGGTGACGCGTGCCGCCCTCAAATGGGCCGGTTCCGCAACGGCGCCGAGTTCTTCGTGTGGGGAACAAACGGGCCGGCCCTCGACCTCGAAGCCGTCGGGTGTCTGCCCGGCGTCATGGAGTGCTACTCGCCGCCAACGAGCGAGCGGCTTCACCTGACGCAGAAGCCAGAGCGCATCATGGAGTGGGTGTGTTCCATCGCTCCGCCGAACTCGCTGATCGTCGACCCGTTCTGTGGCTCGGGCACGACGGGGATCGCAGCGCTGCGCAAAGGCCACAGGTTCATCGGCTTCGAGTTGTCGGCCCACTACGCCGCGACCGCTCGCGATCGTCTCGCAGCGGAGGAGCGAGGGCTCACGTTGCAGGCCGCGCGGTCGGGGCAGTCGTCGATCTTCGACGCGATCGCGGGGAAGCCGTGACGCCGCACGCAACCGTCATGGCCGTGATGTGGCTTCGAGGTGAAGACGACGAGCTTGATGTGGAGTGGCAGAACCTCGCCGCTTGCACCTGGGAGACGACCATCGGTCGCAATTGGGGCAGGTACGCAGCGATCAACTTTGCCGCCGGCGTCGCGTCTTTGGCCACGCCCGTCGACCTCTGCCCCTGTTGCGCCGTGCTCGTCGACGTCGCGCGAGCGCTTGGCGTGCGGCCTCACGTGACGGTCTGACGCGCGCCGCGTAGGGTGGGCGCATGGTAAACCCGATCGCATGGCTGAAGTCGTTCTTCGGCGGCAACCTGCCCGACGCCTCGAAGTCGGCCGGCGGGTTGCTCACCGGGTTGCTGTCGGGCTCGACGACTCCGCGCCGCGGTACGTTCGAGCTTCTTCAGGCGTACAGCCGGCTGCCCTGGCTTCACGCGGTGATCCAGCGAATCGCCTTCGACGTGAGCCGCATTCGTTGGCGCGTGTACCGGGTGCCGACGGGCCCCGCGGTGAAGGCGCGCTCGAAGGCGTATCGAACGCAGCGCCGCGGATGGATGGGCTACGCGCCCGAGGGCGCGAAGGAGATCGAGCACCCGTTCTTGAACGTGCTCACCGACCCCAACCCGATCACCTCACCGATGGCGACGTGGTGGGTCATGCAAGGGCTCCTCGACGTGAAGGGGGAATGCCCGGTGATCATCGAGCGCGACGGCGCCGGCAACCCGATCGAGTTCTGGCCGCTCCCGCCGCACTGGCTCACCGAAACGCCGACGACGCAGAGCCCGTTCTTCCGCTTCCAGGTGGGCACGTGGGCGCGCGCCATCGACCCGCGCGACGTGCTCTACCTGCGCCATCCGTCGCTCGAAAACCCCTACGGTCGCGGAGTCGGAACGGCCGAAGCGGCGGCCGACGAACTCGATATCGACGAGTTCGCGGCGAAGCACCTGAAGTCCTTCTTCTACAATCGCGCGTTGCCCGACGCGTTCCTCTCGGTCGAGGGACTGAACGACAAGGCCGAGGCGAAGGAGATCGAGGAGACGTTGCGCCGGAAGCACCAGGGCATCGGCAAGGGGAATCAGATCCACGTCGTGAACGCAAAGATCGACGTGAAGCAACTCGGCTCCACCTTCCGCGACTCGCAGGTCGTCGAGCTTCGAGGGGCGCAGCGCGACCTCTTCCTGCAGTTGTTCTCGATTCCGCCCGAGGTCATGGGGATTATCGAGAACAGCAACCGCGCGACGATCGACGCGGCTGACTACCTCTACCAGAAGAACACGATCTGCCCGCGCGCCGACTTCCTCGCCGACTCGTTCACACACGCGCTCGACACGCCGGGCCTCGTCGTCGGGTACGAATCGCCCGTCCCTTCTGACGACGAGTTCAACCTCAAGGTCATGGTCGCTCAACCGACGCTCTTCACGAAGAACGAATGGCGCGGCATGGCGAACGCCGAAGAGGTCGAGGGCTGGGATGAAGAGTTCCCCTCGGCGCCGTCGTCGTCGTTCGGCGGGTTCTCGGGCGGCTCGACGCCGGCCGCTCTGCCCGACGTGTCCGAGGTCGAGGAGCCCGACGAAGAAGACGCCGACGAGACACAGAATCGGAGGTTGCTTCCCCGAGGTTTCCCGCGCCGTGTCACCGGCTGACCTGCAGCGCCTCGTCGACGCGCTACAGGCCGAGCGCCTCAAGTCGACGGTGCCCGCCGTCGAGGGCTGGATCCAGGAGTGGGGCCAGAAGCAACTCGACGCGCTCGGCGTGTCGACGTCGTTCGACATGCGCAACCCACTGGTGACTGACTTCCTCGACGGGTTCCGCGACGTGAAGCTCGTCGGCATCAACGACACGACGGCGACGACGATCCGCGACGTCGTGCAACGCGCGAGCGAAGAGGGCCAGGGCATCGACGAGATCCGTCGCCGCATCGGCGGCGTGTTCGACGACGCGAAGGGCTACCGCGCCGAGCGCATCGCGCGGACCGAGGCCGTCGGCTCGGCGAACGCCGCGAACGTCGCGGCCTGGCAGATCTCGGGACTCGTCGACGAGAAGGAATGGCTCGCCGTTCCAGACGACCAGACGCGCGAAACGCACGCGGACATGGACGGGCAGAAGGTGGGGATCTCGGAGGCGTTCACCTCGCCGAGCGGCGCGACAACGCAGGGGCCGGGCATGTTCGGGATCCCCGAAGAAGACATCAACTGTCGATGCACGGCGCGGCCGATCATCAACTATCCGAGCGGCAAGGCGGCCGACCTCGACCGCGTCGCGATGTGGCGGGCCTTCGATGTCGACGTGCGCGCCGGCGAGTCGAGGATCGCCGCGGCGTTTGCGAGCGCCTTCGAGGCGCAGCGGCGGGACGTGCTAGACGCCTTGCGTTGAATCGGGCACCGTCGGCGCATGGCCGCTCACTGGTACCCGTCCGCCCTCGCGTCTGTGATGAACGGAACGATCGATCTCGACACCGCCGATGTTCGCGCGATGCTCGTTGATGCGACCTACACCTTCAACGTGGCGCACGACTTCCTCGACGACGTCGTCGCGGGGAACCGCGTCGGGACCCCGGTCGCCCTCGCCTCGAAGTCGATCATCGCGAACGGGAACAGCCGCGCGCTCGACGCCGCCGACACGACGTGGACCGCGCTCACCGGCGACGCCGTCGTCGCGGTGATTCTCTACGTCCACAACGCGAGCGACGCCGCAGCCGCCCTGATCGCTTTCATCGACGGGATCGCGGTGACTCCCGACGGGAGCGACGTCACGCTGCGATGGAACGCGCTCGGCATTCTCGAAATCACCTACTCGTAAGGGGCCACCATGGCGATCACCACACGAGACGGGCTGATCGCCGCGCTTGCAGGGGCGCAGCGGCGTCCGTTCCGAAAGGCGTCGCTTGCTGCTGAGGGCGCGGGGACGTGGTCGTCTCTGTGGGCGGTCGCTGGAACGCCAGGGGCCGGCGCGGCGGCCGGTTCAGTGAACGGCGCGATCCCCTCGAAGACGACAACGGGAGCCATGCCCTTCACGGACCCGGCGGCGACCGGGTACGGTGGGCGTCTCTCGGCGCAGGGCGCGACCGTCGGCACGCTCATTCTGTACGATCGCCTCTGGCACAACTCGGCGCTCGTCGGGAACGTGACGACGCTTCAGTCGTTCACGCAGCCCGCGCTCACACGAGAAACAACCGGGCTCGGCGTCGAACTGTGGGGCGAGGTGTACGGCGCCATGGGCGCGACCGGCTCGGTCATGACGGCGATCTACACGAACGACGGCGGCACGGGGTCGAGGTCCGCGAGCTACACGCAACCCGCGAACGCTCTGAGCGTCGGGCAAATGGTGCCGTTCTCTCTTCAGGCCGGCGACTATGGCGTGCGCTCGGTTCAATCGCTGCAACTCGGAACATCAACAGGCACGGCGGGCAACTTCGGGTTGACGCTGTTGAAGCGCATCGCGGAGATCCCGATCACCGCGCCGGGTGTCGGCGGCGTGCTCGACGCTATCGGCCTCGGTCTTCCCATCATCCCGGCCGACGCCTGTCTCGCGTTGATGGTCATGTGCTCGACGACGAGCACGGGAGAAATGCAAGGCCGCTTCGACCTGATCGACGGGTGACGCCTTGGCTGACTGGCTTCGCTTCCCCAATGCCGGCGCCGACTCCGCACCGGGGCTTCGCGGTCGATCACTCGTTCAAGGCGGCGCACTCAACGACGGGCTGATCCTCGACAAAGGAACCGCGGCCGACGCCGTTCTCTTCGAGGACTTCTTCGGGCCGCCGCCCTCTGGACTCCAGGCCGCTCGCTTCGACAGCGCGGCCGACACGCTCGTCATGCCGAGCGCGGCCCTCCCCGCGGCCTCGGGTGCATGGACCGTTGCCGGGTGGGTCCGCATCGAAGTCGACCGCAACGCCGAGTCGGTCTTCTGGTCGCTCGACGGGAACTTCTCGTCTTCGTGGCACGCGCTCCGAACGAACGTCGACGGAGTCTCGCTTCGTATCGACTCGTCGGGGACCGAGGTCGTCACCGGCCCGACGTTGACCGTCGGTGTCTGGTACTTCGTGGCAGTCACGAAGACCGCGGCCGATGCGTTCACGATCCACGTCGGCGACGAGGGCGGCGGCGCGCTTGCGACGTACACCGGCACCGGCTCCGCAATCGCGAGCTACCTCGGCGACGGCTACGTCGGCGGCAACGCCTACAGCGAGTTCCTGAACGGTCGCCAGTGGGGCTTGCGTGTTTGGGATGCGGAGCTTTCGGGACCGGAGATTGCCGCCGAGTTCATCGCCTCGACGCGCGCACGCACGACGAACAATCGGGCGCAGTGGCTCCTCGACGCCGTGCCACCGACCGCGGACTCGTCGGGCAACGGGCGCACGCTCACGAACTCGGGCGGCTCATGGACTCTCGAAGCGGGCCCGACGCTCCCGGCCGGCTCGGGGATCACCGTCGACGTGGGGCGCGCGACGGTCACCGCCGCGACCTACGCGCCGACCGAACTGAAAGAGGAAGACGTCGGCCGCGCGCTTGCGACGTCGCTCGCTCGGGCGCCGACGACGGTGAAGGCGGTCGACGTCGGTCGAGCAACCGCAACCGCGACGACCTACACACCTTCCCCGCTCAAGACCGAAGACGTCGGTCGGGCCCTCGTTACCGCCTCGACGTACACGCCAGAGGTCCGACCGGCGATCGTGCTCGTCGCGAACCGCGCGACGGCGACGGCGGCGGCATACGCGCCCACCATCGCGAAGGCGGAGGACGTCGGCCGGGCCGCGGTTGCCACGCTCGCTCGCGCGCCGGCGGTGACGAAGACCGAAGACGTCGGCCGCGCGACGGCAACCGCGACGACCAGGGTGCCGGCGAGCGCGAAGACAGAAGACGTCTCGCGCGCGCTCGCGACCGCTCGCACCTGGGCTCCTTCGATCTCGAAGTCGACCGACGTCGGCCGCGCTCTCGCGACCTCAGCAACGCGTGCGCCCACCGTCGGCAAGGCGATCGACGTCTCGGGTCGAGCGGTCGCGCTTGCCGTCACCTACCTTCCGACGGTCGAGACGAGCGGAGCGATCGAGGTCTTCGTCGACGTCGACGGCCGCGCCATCGCCTACGCCTCGGGGCCGACGCCGTCGGTCGACCGCGTGCTCGACGTCGCGCGCGCCGGCGTCCGAGCCATTCGCCCTCTCGACGTGATCTACAACCGAGAGCGCCGCGGCTCGGCGGGGTGGCGTTCGTGGCGCCGCGTGTAGACGGGCCGCCGGGCTCGTGGTCCCTTTCCAGTCATGAAGCCGACCCGCTCACCGGTCCTCAGCATCGACGCCTGGAAGCGCGCCGCGAAGTCTGGCGCCGTTGCGCCCGTCGCCGTGCGCCAGGTCTTCGAGCTTGAGACGAAGGGCGACGAGATCTCGATCGTCATGTCGTCGGTGTCCGAAGACCGGATGCGCGACACGATCAACCAAGCCGGGTGGAAGCTCGACAACTTCAAGGCGAACCCGGTTCTTTTGTGGGGACACGACTCGTTCTCGCCTCCCATCGGCAAGGTGAAGACCGCGATCGTCGAGGGCGGCAAGCTCAAGGCGAAAGGCGTCGAGTGGGTTCCGAAGGAGGTCTCGCCGTTCGCGTGGTCGATCTCCGAAATGGTGCGGCTCGGCTTCGTGAAGGCCGTCTCGGTCGGGTTTAACCCGAGCAAGTGGAGCTACCGCGACGACGGCGGCGTCGACTTCGAGGAACAGGAACTCCTCGAACTGTCGTTCGTCTCGATCCCCGCGAACCCTGACGCGCTCGTCGAGGCGAAGTCGATCGACGTCGGACTCGTCGACAGGTGGGCGGCCGACCTCGTGCTCGGCAATCGCGACGGCGTCGCGACGGAACAGGCGAAGGCCTGGCTCGCCTCGCGCGCGCCCGCACTCCAGAAGGCCGCGCCCGACGAGGTCGACGACGGACCGCTGCCCGAGTTCGAGGCGCTCGCCGCCGCGCTGCGCGAGCACACCGCCGCGCTCAAAGAGAACACCGCCGAACTCCGCTCGTTCAGGGCCTCGGTTCAGAAGTCAGCCGGGAATGACTCCCGGCTTCCGTCGGTCGACGCTCTCGTCGCGGCCGTTCGGTCACGGCTGTAACGAGAACAACGAAGCGCCATCGGGCGCGAAAGGAAGATCATGTTTCTCCGCAAGAAGCTTCACGCTCCCGACGGTGTCGCGGGTGAGAACGCAGGAACGCAGGGCGCCGCGCCGGCGCCGGTCACGATGGCCGCGATCGCAACGCTCGTTGCCGACGTCGCGACGAAGGCGGTCGGCGAGGCGATGGAGAAGTTCAAGGGCGAGCAGAAGGCGACCTCGAACACCGCCGGCATGCTCGACGCCGCGGGCCAGGCCGACACCGACGGCGACGAGCCGCGGGTGGTCGTCACCGGACAGAAGCACGTGATCGAAGGGACGGGCCTCGGCTTCGTTCGCTTCATCAAGGCGCAGGCGACCAGCAAGCTCACCGGTCAGCCGGTCGAGGCGATCCTCCGCTCCTGGGAGGCCGTCGCCGCCGAGGGTGGCATGGACGCCGCGGGCTATGCCCTCGTTCGTCACGTCGCGCAGAAGTCGCTCGCGCGCCGGGCCATGCTGACGAAGGCGCTCGGGCAGTCGACCTTCGTCGACGGTGGCGCGATGGTGCCCCCGAAGTTCTCGACCGAGTTCATCGAGCTTCTTCGCAACGCAACCGCGGTCCGCAAGGCCGGCGCGCGCTCGATCCCGCTCGAAGGTTCGCTGACCATTCCGCGCCAGACCGGCGGCGGCACGGCGAGCTACATCGGCGAGCACCAGGCGATCACGCCGAGCCAGCAGAGCTTCGGCGACATCACCCTCTCCGAGAAGACGCTCGTCGCCATGACGGTGATCGGCAACCGGCTGATCGCCAACGCCAGCATGAGCGCCGAGCAGTTCGTTCTCGAAGACCTGCGCAACGTCATGGCGCTCCGCGAAGACCTCGCGTTCTTCTTCGGCGACGGCGCGAGCGGCACGCCGCGCGGGCTCACCTCGCTCATGGCGTCGGCCAACCAGTACGACGCGACCGCCGTCGCGCCGAAGGTGCCCACTCTCGCCGAGCTTCGCGTCGAGTTCGCGAAGGCGATCGGCACGCTCAAGCGCGCGAACCAGCCGATGATCAAGCCGGTCTGGTTCATGAACCCGCGCACCGAACAGTTCCTGATGCAGGTTCAGGACGCCAACGGGAACGCGATCTACGAGAGCCAGCTGGAGAAGGGCGTCCTTCGCGGCTACCCGGTGATCGTGACGAACCAGATCCCCGAGAACCTCGGGAACACCGCGGGCACCGGTTCGGACTGGTCGCGCCTCATGTTGATCGACGTGTCGCAGGAGATCATCGGCGACGCGCAGGCCATGGAGGCGCTCGTGGTTCCGAACGGGACCTACGAAGAGAGCGGCTCCGCGAAGTCCGGGCTCTCGCGCGATCAGACCGTCGTGCGGCTCATCGCTCGCCACGATCACAACATTCGCTACGACACCTGCGGCGTCGTGATCGCCGTCGAGTGGGGCGCGCCGTAAACACCTGACCCCTGAGACAGGCCGACCGGGGTTGTTCTCTCGGTCGGCCGCTTCTCAACCTCAACTCCAACCAGCAAAGGAAACCAAACATGTACACGATCAGAAACGGTGGCGTTCGGGCGAAGGCGTTCTTCGGCACGGTCCCCGCGGCGGCGAAGTCGGCCGGCACGGTGAACGGGACGGGCATCGACCGCAAGCCCAAGGGCACGACGGGCTTCGACTCGTGCAAGGTGACGATCTCGAACGGCGTGACGAGCGGAACGCCGACGAGCTTCACGAACACGGTCAAGGTGCAGGACTCCGCGGACAACTCTTCGTTCGCCGACTACACGCCGCCGACCGGCTCGGCGTCGGCGGTGAACTCGACCGCGTCGAGCATCGCGGAACTCGACGTCGACCTGTCGATGGCTCGCCGCTACATCCGAGTCGTCGAGACGATCGCCTTCGTGGGCGGCACGGCTCCGACGCTCCTCGCGAACGAGACGCTCCTCGCCTTCGGCACCGACGAGGCTCCGTTCTCGTAACAGTCGGCCGGCGAGGGCTGGCCCCGCTCTCGTCGCATGCTGCGCCGCGGGCAACAGAATGAGCGAATGGCCCGGCGCCCGGTGACGAGCGTCGGGCCTTCGTGTTTCTTGTGGGCATGAGCGAACCCGTCACCGTGCGCGAAGATGGCCCCGTGCCTCTCAAGCTCACCCGCAACGCATACCTGAACGGCTCCCTCGTCGGGCCGCCGCTGATCGTGTCGGTGTCCGTCGAGACGGCGCGCGACCTCATCGCCAGGGGCTACGCCGAGGCCGTTCCGGGGAACACCGACAAGCACCTGCCCGAGCTTCGCGAGCAACCGAACCGCGAACCCGTGGCACACAAGGGCTCGCCGACGCTCGTCGAGCCCGAGCCCGAGCCCGCTCGCCCCCCTGGCTCGCCGAAGAAGAGGCGGTGACCTGTGGCGCTCACTGATCGCGTTGCCTTCGCACTCCTCGCCGACCTCAAGGCCGACCTCGGGATCTCCGCGGCGACCTTCGACTCGTCGCTCGAACGGCGCATCCTTGCCGCGTCCGAACTGATCGAGTCGTGGTGCGGTCGCTCGTTCCGCTACGCCGCCGGCTTCGTCGAGCGCGTGAAGGGCGAAGGTTGGCCCTCGATCACCCTCAGCAAGACGCCGGTGATCTCCATCGCCTCGATCGTCATCGATGGTTCGACGATCCCGAGCGACGCCTACTCGCTCACCGACGCCGACCGCGGTCGCGTGTATCGGCCCGACGGCTGGGCCTGGACCGCTTCGCTCCTCGCGAGCGCGTCACCCGAGCGCGTCACCGGAACCGAAGAGGCGGCCTTCGTCGTGACGTACACCGCCGGCTTCGTGCTCCCGAACGACACGAACCAGGCGCCCTACGTGAGCCCGGCCTTCCTGCCATCGGCGGTGACCGAGGCGTGTTTGCTGTGGGCCGCCGAGCTTCACCTCGGTCGCGGCTCGCGCGGCGACGTGGTGAGCGAGCAGGTCGGCGACGCGTCGATCGCCTACGCGGTGAACTCCATCGAAGAACGCCGCGGCGGTCAGCCGCCGCCGGCGGTGACGAAGCTCCTCGGTCCCTTCCGGCGGTACGCGTGAACTCGCTCCTGAACCGTCTCAACGAGACGATCACCGTGAAGCGAACGACGTCGCACACCGACGCCGGCGACCCCGTGCGCGCGACGACGTTCACCACCCGCGCGCGCGTCGAGCGAGGGAAGGTCGAGCAAGGCGAGGCCGACGGGCGCGCCATCGACAACACGAACCGCGTCTTCACCGACGTCGAGATCCAGCAAGGCGACCTCCTCTTCTTCGCCGAAGACAGCACGGCGACCGACGCCGCCGGCAAGCGGGTGATCTCGGTCACCGCCTCGCGCCGGCTGAACGGCGAGGCGTTCATGTGGACCGTGCTCGCGTGACCGACCGGCATCGCTGGTTCTCGCCAAGCGCCATCGTCTCGCGCGCGGCCGGGTCAATGGTTCGGCTCGTCGCCGCCGGGCACACCGCACCCTGCGCCACCGGGCTCGCGTGGGGTGGCGTCGCGTGCGAGTGCGGGCGAGACTCTCGGCATGACGATCAAGCTCGAAGTGCAGGGCGGGCCCGAACTCAAGAGAGCGCTGCAGCGGGCGGCTAACGGATTCCCCGCGGCGTTCGGCGCCGCGCTCTACCGCTTCGGCGTGGCCATCGCGTCGAACGCGCTCCCTCGGGTGCCGGTTGAGTTCGGCCTCCTGCGCGCCTCGCACTACGTCACGCCGCCGAAGGACGCCGACCGGCCCTCGGTCGAGATCGGATTCGGCACCCGCTACGCCGCCTTTCAGCACGAGCGCACCGGGCTTCGTCACCCGCGCGGCGGTGAGGCTGGCTACCTGCGCCGCGCCGTCGAAGCCCTAGCCCCGCGTGCGTTGTCGATGCTCTCGGCTGACATGGCTCGCCTGTCGTCGATGCTCGCGGCTGGCGGCGGGAAGTTCGGCGTCACCTCGTCGGGCATGCCGGCGCGGCCGATGTACGGACCCGATCACCCTGGCGCGACACAGAAGGGGAAGGCCCGCGCGAAGCGTGCTCGTACCGCGGTCCGTCGACGCACGAATCGGTGAGGCGTAGGGTCGACACATGCCAGGCCTCACACCTTCGAGCCCCATCAACGCGAGCAACACCGTGCGCGGCCTCGTGTCGCTCGTCGCGCAGACGTTCGCGGGCGTGAAGACGTTCCTCGCTCGGGCCGTGTTCTCGCTCGGCATCACGTCGGGCGCGGCTCGGCTCGACCTGCGGAGCGACCTTGGGGCCAGCGCTTCCGACGTCTGCTCGGTCGCGGGGTCGACGGCGGTGGATGCATCGGTGAACGGGGCGGCCTCGCTGTTCGCCGTCCGAACCGGTATCGGAGGCACCGAGGCCGACAACTTCCGAGTCATCAAGCGCGGCATCGTCATCGGGAACGGCGCATCGTCGATTTTTCTTTCGACGGTCGAGGGCTCGTACATTCTCGACACTGGCAACCTGCGGTCTGCGTCGGTGCAGACGACGGCGTATTTCTACGTGACGCTTGGTGGCGTCGGGTACTTCTTCGTCGACCGCTCCACGTTCGGCCGTATCGACCAGTACGGCACGAACAGCACAGGTACGCCCGGACCGGTCACCATCAATCGGCCCATCGGGAAAAGCGCCATCGCAGTGGGCGCCGCGTCCGTCGTCATCACGAACTCTCTCGTCTCTGCTGCCTCGCACGTCGTCATCACGCCGCACGCGCGCGACGCGACCTGCAAGGAACTGATCGCCGTTCCGGCCGCAGGCTCCTTCACCGTCAGCGGCAGCGCCAACGCGACCGCCGCGCTGCCGTTCTCCTGGGAAGTGAAAGGACTGCTCTGATGCCGACTCCACGCCAGTGGTTCCGAGACGCACTCAACGACTTCCGCACCAACCGCACGGGCAACCAGCGTCGCGCGCAGGTGCGCTCCGACGTCGCTGAGCTGGTGACAGCCGCGCAGGACTTTCTCGCCCGCCACGATGCGCAGGAGAACGGCGCGCAGGCTGCCTTCGCGGAGGACCGGGCGGCGCAGTTTCGCACCTTCGTCGACGCACTCCCGCCGGTCGACCCCAGTCAGGAGCCGTAAGCCGTGGCTGACTCTCGCTCGGTTTTCGTCACCGACTCGCTCGGCGCGCCGCTCACCTCGGGCTCGCCGTCGTTCACCGTCTACGCCGACAAGGCGACGGGCGCGGCACGAACTCAGCCCGCGGCACCGGCTCACCTCGGCGCCGGCGTGTGGGGCTTCCAGTCGAGCGACGACGACGAGACGGTCGGGACCGTTGCGGTTGTCGACTTCGGAGTGGGAGCCGAGCCGCGGCGCGTGACGTTCGCGATCCACAAGCCCGACAATCAGAACCAGTTCTTTGCCTGGCACGTCGAAGACGAGGCCGGCGCCGAGTGGACCGGAGCGGCTCCAACGATCGGCCTGTATGACGACCGGAACGGGAACGCTCGCACGCCGCCGGCGATCGTCGCCGTCGCGGGTGCGTGGGTCTTCTCGCTCACACCGTCGACGGCCGACGTCGACGCGAAGACCGAGGGCTACATCGCCGGGCCGGCGGGTTCGAGCGTTCAGGCGTGGGGCCTGTCGACGGTGCCCTATTCGCCGTTCGCCTTCGCCTCGCTGGTCGACAACCCGGCGCGCTCGCTCGCGGCATACGTCGCCGGCGTCGGTGCGTTGAACCTCGAAACGCCGCCGGGTGGAACGCAGGCGCTCACGTTCGCCGCGGGCGGCAACCTCACCGCCGGCCCGATGCGCGCGGCCGAGGGACTCGTCGGCGAGTTCCACGTCTCGATCCTGAACTCGGGCGGGCCTCTCACGCCGTACATGGGAACCCCGGCGACGGTCGGCTCCCTCTTCGAGTCGGCGTGCTCGGTCATCGTTCGGAGCCAGGTCGACGCCTACAGCCAGGGCGAGGCGGTCGCGCGCGCTCTCGTGCGCCGCTGTCACCTCGCCGACCTCGCCGGCTACGTGTCCTGTCTCGTGCGCGACGCGGAGCCCGTCTATCAAGGGCTCGACGAAAACGGGCACCATCGCTTCGTCTTCTCGGTCGAACTCACGATCAAGCGGTAGACGCGCACGCGGGCCGGTGGCACCTTCGTTGAGAACTCGAAGCACCCGGAGCCTTGCCCATGCCCCTCGCTGGCCACGCCTGCCAAGTCGGAATCATGACGTCGTCGACGACGGCGACCTTCCCCACCGACGAAGCCACGGGCATCAAACAGATCGGCTACAGCCCGAGCCTCGACCTGATCGACGTGTCTGACTTCTCGTCGGGCCAGTTCAAGAAGAAGCTCGGCGGCCTGAAAGACGGAACGATCTCGCTCTCGGGCGACTTCGAGCCGACGAACACCGCGGTCGGCCGAATCATCACGGCGGCCGGCGACGGCTCGTCGGTGTGGGGCAACTATCACTACGACCCCGCGGCGTCGGCCGGCTCGCGCGGGTTCAAGGTCGAGTGCAAGGTGAAGGGCTTCACCATCGACGCGCAGGTCGACGGCGCCGTGCAGTTCAAAGCCGACCTGGAGTTCACCGGCCTTCCCGTCGCGATCTGAACCCGCTGTCTTCGAGGGCTGACCCGTGCCGATCGCGTCCTACAATGCAGCCCTCCGCGTGAACGGAGCGGCGAACGCCGTCACCGCCGAAGCGTGCGCCCTCGTCGTGACCGGCGTGTACCAGGTGACGAACACGGCTCGGCGCGTGTGGGATCCGGCCGTCGCGATCATCGTGAAAGACGGCGGCGTCACGGTGTCGGCGCTCCTCTACACGTTCGACTACCTGCGCGGGATCGTGACGTTCGTCGGCTACTCGCCGAGCGGAGCGATCACCGTCGATGGCTCCTGGGCTTCGATGGTTTCCGTTGCCGAGGGCCGGGCCTTCTCGTTCGCCGCGGCGCAGGACCTCGCCGACTCGTCGGTCTTCGGGACCGCGTTCAAGCTCAAGACTCCGACGCTCCGCGACGTTCAAGCGACCATGGAGATCCTGTCTTCGCCGCTCGTCGACCTCGACGGCGTCACGGGTGGAACGCAATCGCTGATCTCCTTCCTCGAAAACGCGACGGTAAAGATCTTCGAGGTGAGCCTGCCCTCGTCGTTCAACCTGCGCGCGTTCGTCGTGGTCGATAACCTGGAGATCGCCGCGGCCGTCGAGGATCTCGTCGGCGTCACCGTCTCAATGCAGGGCTCAAGTCAGCGTGCCGCCCGTTCGTGGTCGGTCGGCACCTGATCGCTTCACCTCACCTCGACCGCGGAAGAAGGGCTCACCCCATGACACTGAGAGACGAACTCCTCGGCGAGACGATCGCCGTCAAGACGCACGAACTCGACGGGAAGATCTACCGGTTCAAGGCTCCTACCGTCGAGGCGCAGCAGCGCGTCTTGAACGTCGGCGGGCTGACCGACCTGCCCGGCCTGAACGCACCGAAGAAGGGCGCGAAGCCGGGCGCACCTCGACGCATGGCGCTCGGTCGCATGAAGGTTCAGGCGCTCGTCGAGACGTTGCTGAACGAGTCCGACGCGCTCGCGTTCGGGCCCGCCGACGTCGAGGCGTTGATGGCTGCACCGCTCGGGTCGAAGATCGAAAAGCTCGCGTCGTGGGCCTGGGAAAACCTCTTCCGAGACACCGACGACGACGCCGAGGAAGACGCCGAAAACCCTTCGTAGAAGACGGCTTCGCGCGGTTCGTCTTCTTCCTGGCCGACCGGCTTCGCATGCCGGTCGCTCACCTCATGCGCGCAATGCCGGCCTGGGAGCTTCGCGGGTGGCGGCTGTATCACGACCTGATCGCCGCCGAGCGCGACGAGGCGACGAAGTCGCGAGAGACTCGACCGGCCGCACCTCCTCGCCGCTTCGGGACCTGAACTCATGGCCGCACAGTCGCTCGGTTCTCTCTTCGTCACGCTCGACGCGAAGACGACGGGGCTCGTGAAGGGCCTCTCTCAGGCGTCGGGCATGGTCGACAAGTTCACGAAGGAAGTGAAGAAGCTCGCGGCCGACGTCTCGCAAACGGCGACGGCGATCACCGCGCTCGGGATCGCCTCGGTTGCCATGTCGGCGCAGGTCGACAGCCGCACGAACGCGAGCCTTACCCGCGTGACGCGCTCGGTTCAGTTGCTCGCGACGCAGGTCGCCGACCTTCTCGCGCCGGCAATGCGAACGCTCGCAGACACGTTCAGGCGAGCGGCCGACGCGATCGCCTCGCTCGACCCCGAGACGAAGAAACAGATCTCGCAGTGGGCGATCTACGCCGTGCAGATCGGGCTCGCGTCGAAGGTGCTCGGGACCGTGTTCGGTCTTTTGAACGGGCTCGCCGGCGCGTTCGAGTTCGTCGGCGCGATCATCGCCGGCGTCGGCGTCGGCTCGATCCTCTCGTTCATCGCCGCGGCGGCGCTCCTGATCGTGTCGATCGTTTTCCTCCACAAGGTCGTGAGAGAGAACCTCGCCGGCGTTCAGGAGATCGTCCGAACGGTCGCTGAGTTCTTCGGCAACGCTTGGGCGAAGGCGGTCGAGTTCGCCTCGAATGCCTTCTCGAACTTCGTCGACACGCTCGCGAGCATGATGAAAGCGGCGCTCGGGATCATGGCGCAGATCGCCGACGCGACCGGGAGCGGCGCCGGGCCGGCGATTCGGATCGCGATGGGGGTCGTTGACTCGATCGCGAAGGATCTGAAGTCGGGTGCGACCGCGAAGAAGTTCGTTCTCGCCGCGGCCGAACTCGGGAAGAAGGCGGCGAAGTCCCTCGTCGAGGAGTTCAAGATCATCGCGAAGGAACTCGGGCTCTCGGGCATGTTCGACAAGATGCTCGCGAAGTTCAACGGGAAGGCCGGCTCGGCTCGGCAACCGTTCAAGCCAGGCGGCGACTTCGTCGCGGACTGGTACGCGAAGACGGACTTCTCGGACCCATCGATCCAGCGGCGCGGTTCCATGGGGAAGACGCTCTCGACGAGCATGTTCGCCGATCAGACGCGAGTCGTGAACGCGCGCGGCACCGACTCCCGCCGGTTGAACTCCGGCGTCGCGTCGATGGCGGGTGGCGAAGAGGCTCGGCGCAACTTCGAGGCGCTGCAGTCGAAGGCGAAAGCCGAGGCCGAAGCGGCGGCGGTACAGGCCGCGGCCGACACGAAGCAAGCCCTCGCGGGCATCGCGCAGAACTTCGTGGGGAAGCTCGGCAAGATGGGCGGCATGATCAATGAGGTGATCTCGGCGGCGCAGGCCGGCGGCCCGTGGGCGGCACTGGCCGCGGCGATCCTCGGGCTCCTCTCGGAAACCGAAGCGTTCGGCACGTTGCTCTCGGTCATGAGTAGCGGTCTGAAGATCCTCACCGACGCGCTCGCACCGGCCGCAGAGGTGATCGTCGGCGTGCTCGTCGAGGTCCTGGTGCCCGTCTTTCAGATCCTCGCGCAGGCGATCACGATGCTCGTTCCCGTTCTAAAGATCGTGATCCAGTTCGTTCGCCCGTTGCTCCCGATCTTCGCGTTGCTCGGCTACTTGCTCGGCATGCTGACCCCGCTGATCAACTTCCTCGTCGTCATTCTCAAGCCGATCCTCGACGTCTTCACCGTGCTCGTGCGCGTTCTCTTCGAGGTCGTGCGCGTGATCTTCGGCGTCGTCGGCGCCATCGCGACCGGCGTCGTCGCGGTGTGGAATACGCTCATGGACGCGATCGGCGCGATCGTCGACACCGTCGTCGCAATCCTCACGCTCGGCGCCGTGACGAACGCCGGCGACTTCGCGCGCAAGGGGAAGGCGTCGACGAAGGCGTTCGACGACGCGATGCGGGCCATGTCGGTGAAGTCCTACGAGGACATTCAGAACGATCAGAACGCCGCCGCGCGAGTCGCGAAGGAAACGGCCGCCGCCGAGAACAAGATCGCGAAAGACAACGAGGTCGCCGACGCGGCGGGCAAGGCGGCTGACTCTCTCGAAACGTTCTCAGAGTCTTTCCTGAACGTCCCGAGCGGCTACAAGGTGAGCAGCGCGCGCTACTCGTCGACCGCCGAAAGCGGCATGGGCTACGGCGGGAGCGGCGGGAGCGGCGGCGGTCAGACGATCGTGATCACGAGCATGAACGTGCTCGCGAGCGACCCCGCGCGCCTGGCCGCGAAGCTCGAAGCAATGAAGCGCGCGCGCTACTTCGAGCAGACCGGCTCGGTCCTGACGTCGAGCGGTACCGCGGGCGCCGGCGTCGGCGCGTTGCGGTAGAAAGAATCCATGCCCTTCCTTCGCATCAACGGGATCGACGTCAACGTCGCGAACGACTCCGCGGAATTCACACCCGAGATCTTCGGCGAGGAAGGGCGCGCGCCCGATGCGTCTCTGTGGGTTCAACGGACCGCGACGAAGCGTCTCTTTCGGTTCGCGACGCCGCCGGTTCTCGCCGACGAAATGATCGCGCTCGTCGGGCTCATCAACGGCGACGGGCACGTCTGGCCCGTGTCTTCGGCGCTCGGGTTGTACTCGTCGCGCGGCGCGCTCATTACGTCGAGCGGCGCGGCGATCACGCGGAACGCCGCCTTCGGAAAGTTCGGCAGTGACTCGGCACAGGTGCCCTCGGCGGTCACGCTTCGCACCGGCGTCTTCTACCCGACGGGCACCGGCGCCCCCGAGCCGACGCTCGCGTTCTGGCTCTCGCTCGACGGCGTCACCTGGAAGCATCGCGTTTACCGGGCCGCTTCAACACAGTGGTACACCGACGGCGTCGCGAGCGTTGCGCCGACGGGAGTCTCGGTGTCCTACTCGGGCACGTTCGGATGGCAGATCGTCAACGCGAGCGGCGCAACGATCTACGTCGACGACCTGTGGATCTGCCCTTACGACTGGCCGGCGACCTGGCCCGCGCTCGTCACGAGCTACGCGAACCCGGTCGGCCTCTGCCCTCGCGTGAAGGCCGACGGCGACGCCATCGGGAACGGGCTCGTTCCTCTCGTGCCGAACTGGATCGGGCGCGTGAACCGAGCGACGCCAGGTCAGGGCTACTTGTCGGGCGCGTTCCGCTCGAACCTTCACGCCGTCGAGTTCTCGCTCTCGGAGGTCTGACGCATGCGAACCCAAACGCAGGCCGACGTTCGACGACAGACGAGCGGCGCATTCAAGGCGCGCGTCGAGGTGAGAGACACCGGCGGCACGTGGCGCGACCTCTCGACGCTCCCGACGTTCAACGCGATCAAGTCCGTCACCTGGCGCGAAGACGTCGACTCACCCGGCCTGTCGGCGGTCGTGACGTTCTACCGCAACGTCGACGCGATCTCTCTCAGCCCGCTACACGCGACGTCGCCGATCAACCGCACCGTGCCCTTCGACGCCGGCGGCTCGTTCGACGCGCTCGTGAACCTGAACCGTCGGCTCCGAATCTCGTGGGCCCTGGTCGCCGACGAGCGCGACGTTCCCTCGGCGTGGCAAGTCGCCTTCGATGGGCTGATCTCCCGGTACGAACTCACCGACGAAGAGACGATCACCGTCGACTGTCGAGGTCAGCACGCCGAGCTTCAAGACCGGTTCTTCGAGGAGGAGTTCGTCTTCGCCTTCGGCGGCTCACTGCAGGCCGGGCCCTGGCGCTTGTGGCAACCCAACACGAGCTACGCCCTCAACGAGAAGGTGATCCCGACCGACGGAAAGCGGAACGGGAAGTTCTACACCGTGAGCACGGCGGGCACCTCGGGCGCAACCGAACCGACCTGGCCCGGCGCCGGCACCGTCGCGAGTGGCTCGGCGGTCTTCACTTACTCGGCGGTCACGTCGCCGACGGGCGGCTACCCAGTTCAACAGGTCATGGCTGAAATGGGGCTCGCGGCTGTGCCGGCGACGACCGCCGTCTTCGGCGACCTCGGCACGACGACGCTCGCGATTTACACGCCAGTCTCGCCGGGGTGGGCGATCAACGTCTTTCAGGTGCCGCGCGAGAACGTGTGGGGCGAACTGCAGAACCTCGCGCAGCAAGTCGGGTGGGATCTCCGATGGAAGTGGAGCAACGCCGATTCTCAATTTCGGCTCACCCTCTACGATCCGAACCGCGCGAAGACGACGCCAGACAACACCTTCACGTTCGACACCGTGCGCTCGTATGACTCGGTCGGCTCGGCGGTCGACAACATTCGGAACGCCGTCGGCGTCGTCTACTCGGACGCCGCGGACCTCGACACCGCCGGCCGCCCCAAGCGGAAGAAGGTCACACGCACCGACGCCGCCTCGATCACCGCGTTCGGCCGGCGCTACATGGAAGTCGGCGAAGGCTCGGCGTCGAACATCGACAGCACTGCAGAGGCGCAGACCATGGCCGACGCGATCCTTTCTGACCTCGCGCTCCCGGTTGCCGATCTGTCGGTGTCGATGCGGTTCTTTCCATGGGTCGAATTGACCGACCTCTACGGCTTCCCCGCCGACGGCCGGCGCTTCACCTCTCAGCAGAACCTCGCGGTGTCGGGCTACTCGCACACGATCGAGGGCGGCGACTTCTCGACTCGGCTCGACGTGCGCGGCAAGCCGTCGACGGGAAATGTTCGCTGGGCAGGCGTCGCGACGACGACGAACCCGATCGACAACCATCGCCTACAGAACCTCGGCGTCACGCAAGCGCCGAGCGTGATCGTTACACAGACGAATCGCGGCTCGTCGGTTCAACTCGACGAGTCGCCGATCATCCGAGCCCTTCCCCGGAATCTGGAGTTCCACGTCTCTCAGTCGAGCGGCTTCACGCCGAGCGCCTCGACACTCAAGGGCACGGGCCAGGCTGCAGAACTCACCTTCACCGGGCTCAAGCCAGGACGCACGCACTACGCGAAGACGGTTCCGTTCTCGTGGAACGCGCAGCGCCTCGTTCGTGGTGAGCCGAGCGAAGAAACGTCGTTCGTCGCCGGTTACGTCGAGCCCGTCGACCTGAACCCGAACACCGTCGCGCAGCCGCTCCCGCCGAACGGCTCGTTCGAGGGATGGTTCGAAGGCGACACGTTCCCGCCCGACCACTGGGAAGCGGACACCGGAACGTGGGCCGACTGGGCTCGCGCGACGACGGCGGGTGACGGCGCCTACTCGATCGAGGCGCGTGACCTCGGGTCGAGCGTGCGTGCCGAACTCCGCTCGCTCTGGTTCCCCGCGGAGCAGGGCAAGTCCTACGCGCTTCGGTGCCTTCTCCAGAGGATCGCGAGCGACGGCGACGTGCGGCTCACGATCGAGTGGGGCGACTCCGCGAAGGCGTCGATCAGTTCCGACACGTTGATCACCAGCACGACGGGCATGACGAACTTCACGCCGTCGAACGAACTGATCGCCGAGGCCCCGTCGGGAACGCGCTTCGCTCGGGTGAAGGTGGGGCGCGACACCGCGAGCACGCTCCGCTTCCGGGCCGACGCCGTCTCTCTTCGGTGCGTCGGCGAAGCGATCGTCGGTCCGACGTTCTCGGATGGCAACTGGTCCGATTATGGCGGCGGCTTTACCGGCGTCGGCTACTGGCGCGACGCGCTCGGGCTGATTCACCTGCGCGGGCTCGCGCTCACCGCGGTTGCTCGCGCGATCGGTGTGACGATCTTCACGCTCCCGGTCGGGTTCAGGCCGGCGGCGCAGGAGATCTTCACGCAGGAAGGGCCGGGCGGGAACATTCGGATCGACGTCGCGGCGTCGGGCACCGTCGTGCTTCAGACCGCACTGAACGCCGCCGATTGGGTTTCGTTCGCCGGCGTTCTCTTCGATACCCGGTGACAGACGCCGGCGGGCCTGACACCGTGAGGCGATGGTGAGCCGCGAAGAGTTCGAAGCACTGAGGAGCAACGTGGACGCTCTGAAGAAACGCCTCGACAAGATCCACCCGACCGTCGACGAGCACGACGAGCGCCTCGCCGACCATGCTCGACAACTCGACGAGGTTCGCCGAGAGCTTCGCGCGTTGTCGTCGAACGTCGGGCGCCTGGCCGACCTCATCACCCCGGTTACGCTCGCGCTCCCGCGCGTCGAGCGGAACGTCGCGCGCCTCGTCGAGATCCTCGAACCGCGGAAGGTGGTCGTCGATGGATCTCCAGCTTGAACAAGCCGCGGCACTCCTCGCCGCCGCCGCCTTCGGTCCAAAGCTCGTGACCTGGCTCGGCGCGCGCTTCGTCTCGAAGGCCGACGACGCCGAGAAGAGAGCGACGAACGAGCGCGACGAGCGAGAGAAGGCGATGGCGAAGAAGCTCGAAGAGATCGCGACGAGCATCAACGATCTCAAGTCCGACGCGCGCGAAGACCGGTCGCGCTCCGAGCAACTGAGAGGCGCGGTCGACAAGATCGAGGAGCGGATCAACGCCGTCTCGAACAACCATCGGCCGCGGATCGAACTCATCGAACAGAAGGTCGCCGTGCTCGAAGCACAGGCCGCCGAGAAAGCGAAGCGCCGTTGACCTTCCCCACCCGCGAACAGATCCTCGATCGCCTGCTGACCTACCAGGGCGCGCCCTACGTCTGGAAGGGGAAGGGGCTCCACCTGTGGACCCCGGCCGGGCTCGCGCTGCATTCGTTCGGCGAGCCCGTGTTCGATTGCTCGGGTTTGATGGGCGTCGCGATCCTCGAAGCCGGCGGGCCCGACTGGCGCGCGACGAAGTCGGCCGACGCCTATCGGACTTCGCTCCCGTTTGCCGAATCGTGGGAGTTCGGCGCCCTTCGGATCTACGGCGACGGCCAGAAGGCGAACCATGTCTCCTTCGTCGTGCGGCCCGGCTACGTGCTCGAAGCCGCCGGCGGTGACTCGACGACGACGTCGCCGGCAGAGGCCCGCAAGCGCGGCCGCGCGCGCGTCGCGGTCAACCGTGACCGCCGGTCGGACTTCATGTGCGCGGTCCGTCTCCCGTTCAACCCGTAGCCCTGGAGTTCCCGCATGCGTCGCTTCGCCCTCGCCTTCTGTCTCGTCGTCGTCTCGGTTCTCACCCTCGCGCCGGTGCTCGCCATCGCGCAGGACGCCGGGCCGCCTGACGCAACCCTCGAGCCTGTCGTCGCGCCGGCGGCCGACCCGATGATCGTCGACGTCGTCGATCTCGTGAAGCACGCGAAGCTCGGGCGAACCGTGCTCGCCCTCGTGCTCGGGTTGAAGCTCCTCGTCATGGCGGCGCAGCGCTTCGGCGGTCGACTCCCCGGCGCCGTCGGTGCGTGGCTCAAGTCGCCGGCGGCCGGCGGGATTCTTCCTCTCGCGGCGGCCCTCATCGGCGGCGTTGCGACAACGCTCGCGAACGGCGGCTCTCTCGTCGACGGGCTCATCGGCGGCGTGCTCGTCGGCGTCGGTGCGTGGCTCCCGACTCCTGGCCCCAAGCCTGAACCCGTGCCCGCCATGACGACGGCGCAGGCGGTGACCGCGTTCAACAAGGGGCCTCAGCCGTGAGCCACCGACCGCCGTCGCATGAGGTTCACGCGCGGCGCGCCTTCGAGGCGTACAACGCCGCGGGCGCGAACCCGAACAAGACCTTCGACGGTCGACCGGTTCCTTCGTGGGAAAACCTGAACGACGACGTGCGCGAGAAGTGGTGCGCCGCGGTCGAGGCGGTCTTCGTCGCGACGACCGGCTTCGTTCCGAGGGTCGACCGGTGAGACTCCCGCTTGCGCTCGTTCTGGTCGCCGGGATCGTGAACGCGCAAGCGGTCGAGCTTCGTTCGGCGCGGCTGGTCCTCCCGTCGGGTGAGGGCCGGGAGGTCGACGGCGGGGTGTGGGTTCCCGAGCCCGAATTCACGGCCTACGTGCGCGCATGCGTTGCGTGTCAGCGGGAAGCCGCCGCGCCGGGACCCACACCCCAGGTGCCGACGCCGGCCGGCTACCTCTGGTCACTCGGCATCGGGCTACTCGTCGGCTTCGCCGGCGCCGTCGCCTTGTGGGTCGCGCTCCGCTCGCCGTAGGGCCTTGGCTGCCCTGTGGTGAGCCAGTTCGAGGCGTGCCCCGGTCTTCGCCAGCATGAGCGCGCAGCCCTCGCAGGCGCCCTCTGGCTGGCTCACGTGCCACACCCGCTCGACCAGTAGCCGCGACGTTCGGCCGCACGTCGAGAGGTCGGCGTCGACCGTCTCGTCTTCTTCCCAGAACGCGTGAGCGAGGCCGGTCACCTTCGACCGGCCCCACCACACCGCGGGCTCTTTCCCCGTCCCCATGCGCCGAGCCTCGTTCAGGTGCCCGACGGCGTCGACTTCTCGATCGACAGTTTGACCGCCGCGCCCTCGATCTTCATGTTGAGAGCGGCGACGAGGCACGCGCGCCACGCCGTCCCTTTGTCGGGTGACCGGTCGAGACACTCGCGCAGCAATGACTCGAAGATCTCGCAAGCGAGTTCGAGTCCGCGCTCTCGGGCGCGAAGACCGTCGGCCTTCGCTTCGAGCTTGTCGCAAAGCTCCGCGGCGGCGGTGTACTTCACGACGACGGCGTCGCGCTCCCGTTCGAGTTCGGCGATCCGCTCGCGACAGGCGACGAGCACGAGGTCGGGGTCGGTCGCGTCGGCCGGGATTCGCATCAACCCCGAGCCCGACGTCACGCGCCCGATCGCCTTCGCGATGCGGTCGGCGAGCGGCACCGACGCGAACGGGTCGAACGCCTTCTCGGAGAACGGAGGAGAGACGTAGGGCGACGCGGCCATGTTCTCGGCGATGGCTTCTTCGAGCGTCGAGGTTGCCTCGCCGCTTCGGTCGTGTTCGATCGCCGAGTCGGGCGCGGCCGTTCGCCAGTCAGGCCAGGTGCGCGCCTCGTTCTTCGCCTGCTTCGCGGCGATGGCGGCGGCGATCGCCTCGGGCCCGTGCCCCGCGCGCCATGCGCCGTCGAGAGCGAGGAGCACGACGTCGACCCATTCGGCGAGGTCGAGCGGCTTCGCCTCGATCTCTTCGAGTTCCTTCCGAATGTGCGCGACGACACCCTTCAACCTCGGGTGTGGACCGAAGGCCTTCGCCGAGAACTCGCGCTGTCGGCCCAGGTGCTCGACGAGATCGAATGACGCGAGGTGAGTCGGCGCCGGCTCCTCGGTCACGTCGAACGCTCCGCTCGCGTCGGCAACCATCATCGCGACATTGGCAACGTCGGCCGCCTCGTCGAGCACGCCGGTGCGAGGCGAGGAACAGCAGGCGTGAGCGAGTTCCCCCGTCTCTTCGTGGAGCCGATCCATGAGGTCGAGCGGGTCGTCGTGCTGCCACCCCTCGCGATGGCCCTTCTTCGGTGCGTGCTGGTCGAGCTTGCGAATCATGGCTTCAACGAAGGGGATCAACGTCGGCCAGCGCTTGAGCCCGGCGATCACGACTTGCCTCCCTTCTTCGAGAACAACCCGTCGGCGGTGACGGACTTCGCGACGTCATGAGCGCTCACCCCGTGCGCCTTCGCGAACGTGACCAGGGCAGGACTCACCGGCTCGCCGTCGCCGTCGGCGAGATCGCTGTCGCGCAAGAGCGACAGGAACAGGAAACGGATCGAGAGCGTCGCGTCGGAGTTCGCGATCTTCTCGCGGAGCTTCTTCTCGTTCTCGACGTCGAGCACTTCGAGCACGTCGAGCGAGACGAAGCGCGTCGCGACCGCGAGGGCCAGGGCGCGCCACCCGGCAACCGTGATCCCCTTCTTCGCGACGGCCGCGCCGATGGCGGAAAGCGTCAGGTCGATCACCGTGACGCGGCGCTCGGCGGCTTCCGCTTCTTCCTTCGTCGGCCCCTTCGCCGCGGCGGCGACGGACTTCACCGAAGACTTGCCGCGGTTGACCTCTTCGGTCGCCCACTTGAGCCCTTGCTCCGCGAGCGAGTTCACGATCCACGATCGCTCGTAGAGTTCATGCCCGCGCAGGTCACGATCGGGAGCGAAGTATTCCTCGGCCTCGATTGGCCCGGCGTCACTGTCGCGGACCGCGCGCTCGGCGAGTTCCTTCCAGGTGCGCTTCTTCGGGTCGGCGTGGTTGATCTGGTTCGCCTCGACGTACTTCGACGCCGTCGACAACTCGGGCCCGTGAGGGAACAGCTTCGAGCCCTCGGCGATCGACAGCACGACGACACCCTTCTTCGTCTTCGCGTCGGCCTTCCGCTTCCACGACGCCGCGGCCTTCTCGTTGAAGCACGTCGTGTCAGTGCAGACCGGGTGCTTCGTTTCCCGGAAGTCTTCGAAGAGTCCAGGCGTAGCCGACTTCGTGTTCTTCGGGCACGTCGAGCACGCGCCGCGGAAGGGCACGAGGTCGCCGTCGGTCATCGAGAACGGCGCGAACTTGAGCGGCCGGGTGAAATCGCGCTGCAGGAACTCGACGGCGTCGCGGGTATTCATCACCCCGTCGACGACGAAGCGGGACTTCAGGACTTCGAGCGCCTTCGCCTGCATCTTCGCCGACGGGAGCCGAGCGAGCGGGACCGCGACCGTCGACGGGAGCACGCCGTCGGCGAGCGCCTCCTTCGCCTCGGTCGAGAGGTCGAGCAACTTCAGCCGGTGATAGATGGTGCCCGGCGTCGTCGAGAGTCGCGTTGCGATCTGTTCGACGTTCCACCCGCGCACGCGCAAGGCGTCGAACGTCTCGGCTTCTTCGATGGGCGACAGGTTCTCGCGTTGCCCGTTCTCGGTCAGCATCGCTTCGAGGGCTTGCACGTCGTCGAGCGTGACGACCTTCACCGGCACGGCGTCGAGCCCGGCCTCGCGCGCCGCGCGGTAGCGGCGGTGACCGCACACGATCTCGAACGAGCCGCCGCCGGCCGCCGCGGTTCTCGGGTCAAGCGTGCGAACGATCAGCGGTTGCACGAGGCCGATCCGCTTGATCGAGTCGGTGAGCGTTGCCATCGCGCCGAACGTCTTGCGCGGGTTGAGCGGCGACTCTCGAAGCTCCGAAAGCGGGAGCATCGTCAAGATACCTTCCGTCGCCGCGGGCGGCCGGCTGACCTCTGCTGTCACGTCTGGCCCGTTCAGGAACGCGAGCGCGTCACCTCCCGACGTCGGGCCAGGTGCGGCGGGTGGAAGGCCGGGGTCGGCGAGGAGTGCGGCGGCATCGGCGGCGAGGGCTTCGTCATCTGTCGGGGTGTGTTCGGTCATGGTTTCTTCTTTCGGTGAGCCGCGGCGTGGGGACACGTCGCGAAGTGAGAGACGTACAGCGTTCCGGCGGCGCCCTTCTGGATCGCCGCTTCGATCGGCGAGAGCACTCGCGCGCTCCCGTTGATCACTTCGATGGTACCGCTACGCGTCGGCACGTCGTCGACGGGCATCGCGTGCCCAGCCTCGGTCCGTACCCAAAGCACGCCGGCGCCGCGCGAGCGGCACTTCAGGACCGGGACCGTCACGGTTTCACCGGCCAGTCGAGCATGATCTCGGGAGCGATCACGAGCCCGATCCCGAGCACCCGAACATGCGAGTCGACCGGAAGCGTCACATCGCGAACGAGACGAACGAACGGGACGGCACCAGTCGCCTCGCGCCACGGCGCCGGCGCGGGAGGAATGAAGCAACGGAACACGCGAGCCGAGCGGCCGACGACCTTCTCGGTTCCTTGCGGCGCGGCAAACCACCAACGCGCGAACGTCGTCGAGTCGACGAACATCTGCGCGCGCATGCCGGGGTGATGGAAGGCGAAGAACTCGGCGAGCGTGCGAACGTCGGCCGGGTTCATCGGAACACCGGGCGCACAGTGACGAGGCCGCCGCCGAGAACGATCGCGGACTCGCGGTGAACCGGCTCCGACTTCGCGACGGGGATCGACACGCCAGGCCGAAGCACAGACGGCGCGTCACGAACGACGAAGTGCTCCCACCCGTCGGCGTCTTCCCGCGGGCCCGTCACCTGCCACCCGCGGACGTGAGCCTGCGCCTTCGCCGTCGCGAAGTCGCGCACGTCGAGACGAACCTCGACCGGCTTCGAGCCTGAGCAGATCGCGAGCTTCACGAGGCCGACGAGAAAGCTTCCAGGTTCAACCATTGTGCGGCGCCCCTTCCTTCGACAACGCGAGGGACCTTCGCACGCTCGGGTACGCGCGAGCAAGCGCCGCGACCGCGTCAGCGCATTTCGTCGCGAGCACGTCGTTGATCGCCCCGTCTCGAAGTGCGCGCGCGGCCTCGACGAGCAAGCCAGCGATCGTCACGTCGTTCGGCGGCGAGCCGTGACGCGGGAGCACGCCGGCCGCTCGCCGGCGCGCCTCGAAGTAGTGCTTCGCGCAGAGCGGCACGGGGCGCAGGACGCCAGGCCGCACGACGTCGACACCGCATCGGGAGCAGTTGCGCGGTAGGTCTTTCGGCGGCCGGCCGGTCTTCGTCTTCGTCTCGTTCATCGGTTCCACCCTTCCCCTTCGGACTTCTGGTGTGAGTCGCTCACCCGTTCGGCTTCTTCCGCGCGGGCCTGTCGTGCGTCCTGCTCTGCTTTCAACTCCTCGGCGGTCGGTGCGGCGCGGTAGACCTCGAACGGGTTGCCGAAGATCCGCAACGTGTCGCGTGCGCCGTAGCGGTCGAGGAGCACGCCGGCGATCGGTGTCACGCCGTCGAGCTTGAGCGTTGCCTTGACGTTCACCACGAGCCCGCGCGGCGTGAGCAACTGGCGCCCGTGGTGAACCAGGGGATCGGTGTCGATCTGCAGGCGCTCGTCGCCGGCGCGCTTCCACCCGCGGGGGATCGAACTCCACCGGTAGCACTCGACCGCGCCCGGCGAGGAGTCGCCGAGCCGCAGGGCGAAGTAGTCGAGCGCGGACTTGAAGACGAGAATCGCGTCGGTCTTCATTGGAACTCCGCGGCGGCATCACTCAGGAGCGTGCGCAACCGAGCGCGAGCGATCAGTGAGTAGGCGCCGAACGCCGGCTGCTCGTTCAGGCCTTCGAGGAGCGCGAGCAACCCGCGCGGGTTCGCGATCAGGACCGCGGCGAACTCCGTCTCGTTGTCGGTCGGCTTGACGCACTGAACCGAGGCGCACGCGTTGCCCTTTTGCCCTAGCCCGAGCAGCGTCGCGCGACCGAACTCGGCGCGGAACTTCGCGACCGCCTCGGTCACAGCATCGAGAACCCGGTCGTCGTAGATCTCGATCACCGCGAACCGTTCCACCCGAACGGCGCTCACGAGAACGCCTCGTTGATCCCGAGGTCGGCGACCGACACGATCGAGCCGTCGATGCGGACGACCGCCTCGTGTCCTTTCTTGGTTACAGCCAGAACGATCGCCGCGTGCTTCGCGGTCCACCGTGAGCACGTCGCGCGGTAGACCTCGCGCCACCGGCCGGTGCCTTTGGTGCAGACCTCGATCGTCACGAGCCGCTGATCGCTCCCGCGGTCCAACTTCACGAGCGCGGTTCGCAGGTGCTCGCCGTCGGCGTCGGTGCCCGCGAGCGACGCGACCGCGCGCCGAACGTGCGCTGCCTCGACGTCGGTGAAGGTGATCGTCTTCATCGGCTTGCCCTCCCGGCGAGGAAGGCGGCTTCGAGCGCCTCGCGGACTCCCCACACTGAGACCTCTTTGAAGTCGAGCCGGTCGGACTTCTGAGATTCGAGCGTGTCGAACCCGAGCGTCTTCGCGATGGCGAGGAGCGCGGGCCGGTCGGCCGGCGACTTCGGCGCGGCCATGGCGCGATCGATCGCCGCGTTGCGACGCGCGACGAAGTCGGAGATCTCCGCGGCCTGAGCCTTCACCGGCTCGACGACCTCGACGACGGGCGCCGGCGCCGCGGGGAACTCGAACTGGAGGAGCCAGTCCGGGCCATGCGAGTTGCGCAGCGCGTGAAGCACGCCGGGCCGGCTCGCGCGGTACCAGTCGCCGAGAAGCGATTCTTTCCAGTCCTTCGGGAGCGAGCGGCGGTCGCGCTTCTGCGCGCGCGCACGGGCCACGCGCTCGTCGAACTCGGCGACATACGCGCGGAGCGCCTCGACCTGCGCCGCGGTGACTTCGGGAAACTTCGGAGCCTGCTTTGCCTTTGCCATGTTCTGCCCCTTCCTTCGTGCTCGCGGTGAGTTCATGCAGGAACGGCGAGCGGCGCCCCTGCTATGCGCCCGACCCTTTCGGGTCGGGTCCTACCCTCATCCGCGGAACCGGTCGGCGCGGTCAGGCCCCGGTTGCGACTTCTTCGACCTCGACCGGCGGCCTTACCACCCGTCGATCACCCACCGGCCGGCCTCGTCGGCGAGCGCCTTGTGCCCCTCGGCGGTCGTCTCGTCGGCTCCGAGGAGAGCGAACGTTGCGGCAACCCATGCCGCCGACATGCGAGCCAGGCCCGACGCGGCGAGCGCCTCGTTCGTCGTGACGCACGAGGTGAGGCGCGCGCGGAGTTCCTCGGTCACGTCGAGCTTCGAGCGTTCGAGGATCATGTCGACGGCCAGTGCGCCGAACTCGGCAGGAAGGGCGCCGGTACCCGACAGGGCGCCCGCGGCGAACGACGACGGGAACGAGACGAGAGCGGCTTCCCACTTCGAGCACAGGGCGATCGCCGCGTCGGTCGCCGCGTTGACGTCGTGATCAAGGCGAGTCGTCGCGATGTTCGCGCGCTCGACTTCGGTCACCCGAACGCGCGGGAGCGTGTGCGCGCGGCGCGTGCTACCGCGAGCCGAAGCGATCAGCGCCGCGCGCTTCTTCTCGGGCACCGACACGAGAGCGCCGACGGCGGTGATTCGAGCACCACCCGAGAACGAGATCGACGAGGCACCCGTCTCACTGTTCGCGAACGAGAGGGCCGCGGCGAGCCCGACGGTCTTCGCGTCGTCGAGGATCAGGTAGCCGGCGGTCGCGTCGGTCGAGCGGCTCACGTGAGCCTGTGCCGAGCCCTCGAACTTCTTCAGAAGGTAGGACGCGATCGCCGCGTCGTCGAAGTGAATCCCCGAGTGCCGACCCGAGAGCACGGCGCGAACGGCGCGGATCCCGTTGTGCCCGATCGGGCTGTACATGCGAACGAAGAGAGGGTGCTTCGCGTCCTCCTGGCGCACGCTACGGGCCTTCACTTCCTCGAACGCAAGCGAGCGATTCTCAGGCGACAGCCAGGCGAGAACGTTCGCCGTGCCCGACGGGCGGCCCGGCGTTTCGTGCATGAGAAGGTTCACCAGCATTGCCCACCCGCGAGCGGTAAAGCCGCGCGGCGCGCCCGAGCGGAGCATCAACGCGCCATCGGTCGTGCGAAGGAACAGGCCGGCCGTTCCGTATTCCGACGGCGAGCGCCAGTGAACGACCTCGACGTCGGTCAGGTTCTCGGCGGTGATCTGCGCCTGCCACTCGGCGACGACCTCGGTCAGCGAGCGGGTGTGGGTCGAGTGAGCGGCGGTCGTCGAGGTGCGCAGGATCGCGTCGACGCCGAACGAGTGCTCGGAAGCCGACGGGATCACCGGCTTCGACGGGGTGAGCTTCGGACCGGCGAGGGTGCGAGCGACGATCGACGGGGTGGCGCGGGGGGTCGAGGTGACGGCGTTCATTGTGTGTGCCCTTCGTTGCGTGCCGCTTGAGTGCGGCGCCCCACATTGATAGCGCATGCCGCGACCGCGCGCAAGCGTTCATCACCGCAACGACAAGGCCCGCTAAATCCGTGGACTTAGCGGGCCGCACTGTCGGGTTGCGAGCGGTCGCGTCAGTGCGCCGGCGCTTCGGCCGGATCTTCGTCGGGCTGTTCCTCGGGGTCGACTTCGGTGATCGCGACCTTGATCGGTCCGTCGGCCAGGGTGATCAGAATCCCCGCCGCGTCGTCGCGGTACGTCTTCACCTTTGCCGCGTGCATCGCGGCGATCAACGCCGCCTTCGTCTCGTCGACCTTCTTCTTCGCCATCGCTTGTGCCTTGCGCGCGGAGTGAAGCGCCTCGCCGGCGTTCTCGACCTCGGGGATCTTCACTCGCTCGGTTCCGGGGATCTCTTTCTGTCTGGCCATTGCCTGCCCTTCCTTTCGTGCTTCGGGTGAACTGTGGACGCGGCGGGAATCGAACCCGCGATCCGGTTTCCGTCGACCTCGACGCGCGCCCGGTCCTGCTACCCCTCGGAGCCAGGCTCACGCGCCGTCGTCTGACCGTCGCGCGGGTTCGCGTGCTTCGTCGGCTCGGCGACACCGGGCGCGTTCACCTCGCCGCCTCGCTCGCGCAGCGCGATCTCGTTCTGAATCGCCTCGACGCCTTCGACGAACGGCGCCACCCACTGCCCGGTGATCTTCGGGCGCAGGACTTCGGCCTCGGCGAGCGTGCCTTCCAGTTCGACCGTCGAGAGGTCGGCGAGGTGTTTCCCCTTGAACTTGCCGAAGCGAACCTGATCGAGCGGCAACGCGTCGGCCGGCTTCGTCTTCGCGGTGGGCGCGGCCGGCTTCGCCCTGGCGTCGTGCTTCGCCTTCGCGTCGGCCGACGCCTTCGCAACGCGCTCCTTGAGTTCGTCGGTCTTCGAGCCCGTCGGCAAAGCGACCGAGTCGACGGCTCCCGCCTCGACGAACGGCTGCCCGTCGTCGCGCCATTCCTCGGAGAGGAAGACGCCGCCGAGCGCGTTCGGGTAGCCCTCGCGGTACGCCGCGGCCTCGGCGCACTTCGCGATCTGGCCGCTCGGGTCGCGAGCCCAGAACGGCGAGTCGCTTTGGATCCGCGACTCGATCGGGAGGAAGACGACCTTCGTCACCCGGCCCGCGCGCAGTGCGTGACCCCACGCGCCGATCACCTTCCAGCCGCGAGCGAGCCGCGTCTCAAGATCCCACTGATGAATCACCGCGCCGGTCTTCTGGTCGACGCCGAAGAGATCGCCGGCGTACACCGCGCCGCCCTCGAAGCCGCGGTGATCGGGCTGCATGTCGACGAGCGCGCGCATGCCGCCGATCGCCGCGAGGGGCTGGTGCTTGTCGACCCACTTCTCGGAACCGTCGGCGCCCTTCACCTTCTGTCGACGCGGGATCAGGTAGGCCTGTTGAATGAACGGGTTCAGGCCGGTCGCCTTGCACCAGTCGAGGAAAAGCTCGAACTCCCCTTGTGTCGCGCTCGGCGGGCACACCTGCTTTCGCAGGAGTTCGACGCGCTCGGCGGTCCAGTCGAGCGCCTTCGGGGTGAAGCGCGTTACCTCGGCGGGTGCGTTCGGTTTCGCGAGCGCGGTCACTTCGAGCGCGGGGCCAGCGTTGACGGTGTTCGTCTCGGTCTTCGTTGCGGTGTCCATGGGGTTCCTTCCTTCGGTGTGAGGTGTGAGGTGTATCAGGTGGGGCTGACATTGCTCGGCAGGGCGAGCGGCGCGTCGTCGTCGATCATCGCCCACGCCTTCGGAATCTTCGCCAGTCGAAGCACGCGATCGCCCGGAACCTGAGAGGTCTTCTCGCTCACGAGAGCCTTGAGCCGGCGGTCGAGTTCCGCGCGGCGGTCGCCTTCGGGCATCGATTGAATCGCGAGGGCCGCGAGCAACTGGGCTTCACCCGCGACGCCTTGCCATTCGACGACGGTCGACGGTTTGTTCTGGTTGTAGGTGAGCACGACCGGACCGTCGGCGTCCTGCCAGGTGAGCCCGCCGCGGCCCTCGATCGCGAGAAGGATCTTCGAACGCTCGGCGGTGATCGCGTCCTTCGCCTTCGCCGCGAGGTCCTTCAATCGCACGAAGCGGAGCACGGTCTGACGAAGCTCGTCGAAGGCGTCGCCTTGCACGTCGACGAGGTCGCGGCTCGTCTGTGTGCCGAACATCTTCTGAACCGTTTCGAGGTACGCGAGCGAGCCGTCGGGCGGAGGCGGCACGCGCGCGAGAACGTGATCGGTCCAGAACTTCTCAGCCGCATCGTAGAGCGAACCGAAAAAGTCGAGGTCGACGCGCACGCGGTAGGTGCGGAGCCGCGTCTTATCGACGTCGACCGCGAAGAGGACCTCGCTCATGCCGGCGACCGCGCCCTGCCAGTGCGCCTGGCAGAGATACTCGGTCGGGATCCGGTCGCTTCCCTCGGCGCCCCATTCGCCGGCCTGGCGCCAGTTGGTTGACTTCACTTCGAGGAGCGACTCGGCGCCGAGGAGATCGGTCAGCGGTCCGCGCTTCTTCGGCGGCGCGACGTCGGGCGAGAACACGGCGCGATCGGGAGTCGCGAGCGCGAGCGGGTGTTCGGGGTGCTGCAAGGTCGCGACTCGGGCGATCGTCTTCTTCGCACGCTTCGCCCATGCCGCGGCGATGGGCTCCTCGATCTCGACGCCGAGGTCGCGCGCATAGCTCCCGACGTCGGCCGACTCGCCGATCCCGAGCTTGCGGCGCCAGATCTCGATCGGTGTCGACCAGCGAGAGAGGCCGACCAGAACGGCGATCTCGCTCGCTCCGATCCCCTGCGCGCGTTGCGCGTGTTGCTTCTTCGTGAGGCTCATTGTCTGTCCCTTTCTGCTACCGCGCGGGGAATCCGGGCGGCGAACTGTTCTTGACACGGTCCGTCGACTTGAGTCAAGGTGCCCGGCGTCGGCGTGAAGGTCGACGCGTTCGCAGAACACATACCGTCGCCGCTTCCCTCACCTTCACCTCGTGCGCCTCGGTGCGCGAGAGAGGGAACGCGGCGGCGACCTTTGAGGAGTGACCGCGTGCGTCGTCGCGAGGTGTCTTCGAGCTTCTGGAAAGATGAACGCGTGTGGGCTTTGAGCGACGCGGCTCGCTTGCTCTACATCGGTCTCATGCAACTCGCCGATCGCGAGGGCCGGCAACCCGACCAGCCGTTTAATATCGGGGTCGAGGCGCGGCCCTGGGCTCCGCGCGAAGCCGCCGCCCTCATCGACGAGATCGTTTCGACGGGCCTCGTCACCCGCTACGTGGTCGGCGAGGTGCGAGTGCTCGCGTTCCCGGCCGCCGCATGGAAGCGCCACCAAAGGCCGCACCCGAACGAACGAGCGAGCGTGCTCCCGGCTAACCCACTGGAGACACAGGCCGCCGATGGTACACCTAGCGGAGTACCAAGGTTAGACGTGGGGAGTACCAAGGTGCTCCGTGCAAGCGCGGGATCTTCAGGATCTTCAGAGCCGTCGGGTCCTTCGGGATCTTCGGGATCGGAAAGATCTCTTTTCCCAGCCGAACTTCTAACGCCAGTGCCAGAGACACCGAAGCGCAAGCGCAAGGCGAGCCGCACGACGGTCGACGCCACGCCAGACCCGAGGCACACGCCGCTCGTGTCCGACTTCGTCGAGGCGTTCAAGGCAACCCGGAACGCGCCGTATCCGTTCGGCGGTCGCGACGCGAAGGCGGTCGCCGAACTCCTCGCGACCAACGTCGCGCCGGCCGACCTCGTCGCCGCCTGGCGCCGCGCGCTCGTCGCGAACTGGCCGAAGACCTCGACGCTTTGGGAGTTCAGGCAGAACCTCGCTCACTTCATCGGCGCCGGTCCGAAGGGCGACCTCACGAAGGGCGACTGGCGCGCCAACGTTGATCACGCGAAGTCATGGGGTGTCGAATGATCGCCGACCAGTATCCCGACGCAACGCCTGAAGTCCGAGCCGCTCTCGTCGCCGCCGAGGAGGAACTCGCCGGCTTCGACATTCCCGCGGTGTCGTTCGCCGGCGGCATGAAGGGAATCGCCGCGAACATGTCGGCGCGCGCGGCCTGGCGCGAGGCGAACCCCGAGAGGTCGAAGGCCCACGACGCGCTCGTCGGCCGCATCGACCGACTCGAACACGAGGCGCAGGCCCCGAGCCCCGCGGTCATCGCGCGCGAACTCGTGCGGTGTCGCGTGCCCGACGCCGTGCTCGTCGCCGTGCGTTCCGCGGACATGACGCGCGAGGCAATCGCCGGCGCGCGCGAGTGGATCACCACACCCCGAGCCGAGCGGAAGTCGGCGCTCATGCTCAGCGGGAAGACTGGCACCGGGAAGACCGTCGCCGCGGCGTGGATCGCGACTCGCTTCGCGCTGTTCCGTCGATGGTGGCAGGGCCAGCCGAGCGGCACGTCGACGCATCAACCGCTCTCGTGGATTCACGGGCCGACGGTGACGCAGGTCGCCGGGTTCATGCCCGACGACGTCGAGGCGCAGGTCGAGGCCGCCGTCGGCTCCGAGCTTTGCATCATCGACGAGGTCGAGATCACCGGGGGGAAGTCCGGGCTCCTCGCGATGGCTTCGCTCATCACCAGGCGCTACGACGCCGGCCGCTTCACCGTCGTCACGACGAACGCCGGCCGCGAGCAACTCTCAGAGGGCCTCGGTCAGCACGTCGCCGACCGCCTCATGTCGTCGGCCGTCGTCGCAATCAAAGCCGAGGCGTCGTTCAGGAGCCGGGCGAAGAAGAAGGCGGGAGCATGAGGGTTCTCGTTGGTTGTGAGTTCTCAGGCGTCGTGCGAGACGCCTTCCTTCGGGCCGGTCATGACGCTTGGTCGTGCGACTTGCTCCCGTGCGAAGCGGACCCCGCGCGCCACCTGCAGCGCGACGTGTTGACGGTGCTCGCCGATGGCTGGGATCTCGCCGTGTTTCACCCGCCATGCACGCACCTGGCGGTGTCAGGGGCTCGTTGGTTTCACCTGAAACGAAC